AATAAAGTCGATCCTAATAAGGTAGACCCCAATAAAGTTGATCCTAACAAGGTAGATCCTAATAAAGTCGATCCTAATAAGGTAGACCCAAATAAGGTAGACCCAAATAAAGTCGATCCTAATAAAGTTGATCCTAATAAAGTCGATCCTAACAAGGTAGATCCTAATAAAGTTGATCCTAACAAGGTAGACCCAAATAAAGTTGATCCTAACAAGGTAGATCCTAATGTAAATCCTGATAAAGTTGATCCTAATAAAGTTGATCCTAATAAGACTGATACTAAGAAGGATCAAAAGAAAGACTATCGTAGTGATAGACAGAAGGAATTGGATAAGCAGCCTAAGATGTCAAGACTTGAGAGGCAAAATAGATTAAGATTTGGGGACAAGAAGATTGATCACTTGAAGCAACAGCAGATAGATTTCAAAACTATGCAAGCAATGTCTCAGATGCCAGGTGCTGACCGTAAGGCAGAGAAATTGAAATTTATTAATAAGTACCCAAATTCAATTACCGCACAGAGGTATCATGGTCTTAGAGATCATGTAGAATTTGATGCTTTTGATATAGTATTAAATCATCTTATGGAAACTAAACAAGTAGAATCTATAGATGAAGCACTATATGTTATGATAGAGATGGATCAGAAAACTATTGGTGGAATAGTAAAAGATTATAGTGATTCAGAATAAGCAATATATTATAACTAATTCTGATATCCTTGCTAATACCAAGGCATATCAGAATTATAAGTTAGGTGTAAAAGATAGAAATGGTCAGTTACTCTATAAGTTAGCGTCTCACGTTAAAGACGTGTAACTGATTTTTTAACTAAAATATGTCCTTCTAGTGCTCTTGAAACAGTGCCTGAGGGATTTTTTAGTAATAGGTCATAATAATATTTTCCTGGAGTTAATGTAGAAGTTACTGCTGAGAGCATTTCTATACTAAGTCTTCCTGTTGTTGGTTCATTGGCAAGTGTAACTGTAAATTCTGCTGCTTTATTTGAGGATTCGTATCTTTTTAATTGTGATTTTCCAGTGTACCCTGTTAGATCCAATATAGAGTTGGTAGAAGTATCTTCAAGAACAAAAGTTTGTGCAAAATCTGTTCCAGTATATAAGGTTAAATTTGTTACAAATACTGGTGTCATTTAATTTAATGCTCCTAAGAATGGTTGTATCCAATCAGTACTATAGTCGGTTACTGTAATAATTGTAATATTTTTTTCTGTTAATTTTGCTACAAATTCATCATATGATGCTGTAGTTAAGTTAGCGTCAGGCATTAGTAATGCTACTTTAGAACCTTCTGGGAGACTATCTATATCGCATATAGTATACCAGTCAGATGTATTAGTAGTAACCCCATTATCTTGATTAACTTGAATAGGACCATAGGTTTTTCCACTAGCTCTAATACTAGGTGCTCTTGAGGTATCATTAATTCTGATTAAGGTTGAGATTCCTACTATTGGTCCTGTAATAGAGGTTTCTCTAATTTTAATTAAGAATCTTTCCGTACCTTCTGTTATTCTATCCCTAGTAACGGTTCTGGCAATAGATCCTTGGTTATTGTAAATTTGAAAATTTCCAGATAGAGAATTGTCTGTAAAGTCTTCTTCTCTAACAGTACCATCTATTTCATCTTCTGTTGTAAAATATAAATTTGTATAATCTGCTACCCCAGAAGTAGAAACTGAAAAAGATACTGTACCACCTTCATTTAATTCTGTTGAGTTTTGTGTTACTGTTGCAATCATTTTAAATCATTGGGGATATGTTTACCGTTGTTTCTTCAAGGAAACTATCAGGACATGCTAAACTGTCATATTCAGTGTTAGTTACCGTGTTTCCAAATCCTACTGATGTTGGATTTAGAAGATAAAATCTTCTATTTGGATATGTTGATCTAAATGTATTCCATTTAGTTTCTAGAGTAGCAAATGATTGGTAACTGTAATTGAGAACAGCTATACAAGTTCTATCATTACTATCTTGGTGGGTAAATGCAGTATCTGTAGATACACCTGTTCTTACGAGAGCACCTCCTTCTAAAACTACTTCTTTTTTATTATCTGCTTTGATAACCATAACATCATAAACATATCTTCCAGATTTTAGAAGAGAAGTAGTCCATCTTGGTATGGATAAATTTATTTTTCCATTTGATCTATCTGGAAAACCAACAGAAAAACTAACGGCTGTTTTACTATCAGGATGTTTTCTTATTTGTGCTCTTGCTCTGTATCCACTCAAATCAATAGTTTTTCCACCACTTTCATATAAGGTAAAATCCTGAGTAAAATCTTCTCCAGAGTCAATAGAAATATTACTTACATATATGACTGACATAATTTAATAGTGATTATCTTAGATATTTATCTATTGATAAATATAAGAACTATAATATGGTTTGATATGAGAGATGTTGATGATGTTATTGTTGTTGGTGGTGGAAATGCTGGACTTATATCAGCATTAATATTTCAATCATCTTTTCCAAAAATAAGATTAAGGGTAATTAGATCTACTAATATAGGTACAATAGGGGTTGGGGAGAGTTCAACTGAGCATTTTGGGGATTTTTGTGAATATTGTGGAATTCCTAAACTTGATATGATATTAAAGGCAAAAGCAACCTTTAAAAATGGTGTTTATTTTGATGGTTGGTCAGACGCTCCATATTTAAATAATGTAAATTTTAATAGCACACAGGCTGAAATTGGATCACATCTTCCTTATATGCAAAATGTGGTTGCTAATAAGAGACCTAATTATGAGATGAATTATTGTGGATCTTGGGTACATCAATTTCCTTTACTCTCTTTTAGACATTTAAATGATTCTCCTACTAATCAATTCCATTTTGATACTCTTGCATTAAATCAATACTTACAAAAAACTTGTGAGATGAGAGGGATTAAAATTATTGAAGATGAAATATATGATGCTAATATTGATCCAGAAACAGGTGATATATCTTCTATTATTGGTAATAATACATATGAATCTGATTTCTTTATAGATTGTAGTGGGTTTTCTAGGTTATTAATAGGAAAAACATTGGGTGTAAAATGGAAGTCTTATTCGGAATATCTACCTCTTAACTCTGCTATTGCTTTTACTACTGATGAAATGGAGGAGTATAATGTATATACTAAAGCAACTGCTAGGGATTATGGTTGGAGTTGGCAAATACCCACTCAAGATAAGACTGGTAATGGTTATGTTTTCTGTGATAGATTTATTGATGAGGATCAGGCTCATCAAGAAATGGAGAATGTTTATGGTGAAAGACTTAATGTTGCCAAGACGTTTAAATTTGATCCTGGTAGGTTAGAGAAAGCATGGTATAAGAATTGTTATGCTGTAGGGTTATCGCAAAGTTTTGTTGAACCTTTGGAAGCAACTTCTATAGGTAGTGTAATTAGACAGATGTTTGCCTTTACTCATTATTTTCCTTCATATAGCGTTGATCATTGTAATGAGGATGTAGAAGATATTTTTGATAATATATTCGACTATGTTCAAGCACATTATCTTGTACAAAAAGAGGATACTGAATTTTGGAAAGAAGTTAAATATGATCTTAAGTTGACACCATCTTTAGAATCTTTATTAGATAAATGGAAAACAAGATTTCCATTTCCTGGTGATATTAAATGTAAATGGAATATATTTGTTGTGGCAAATTATATCCCTATATTATACGGTTTGAATTGGTTTGATTGTGAGAATGTAGCTAAACAATATAAGTACATTTCACATACACCTATACCTAAATGGGAAGATACTTATTATTATACCGTTTATATGGGACATAAAAAGTTAATTAAAGAAGTGGTTAAAATTCATAAACTAAATAGCGGAGAATGATATAAAGATTATGAAATGGAAGGAGATTATGAAAATCCCTGGTACTACGAAGGTACAGCTTTCACTACTGACGATATTGGCGATTTCTTCGGTTTCGTCTACTGCATTACTAATATCAAGTCGGGTAAACAATACATCGG